TTAATTGGGTTGTAATAATAACCTGTTGAGTATCCATCACCATCTCCATATAACCAACCATTATAATTTTCAATATTCAAATCTTTACCGAACCATCCAATTACAATTTCTGAATATCTTGTATTTAGAAGTAAATAAGTCCCATCCTTTGGAGCTGTTTCTATTGGTTGCCATTCTAATTGTTTTTTAAGTTTTTCATAATCTTCACAAAACATCCACATTCCATCATTATCTTCTTCAATTTTTAATATAGCGGTTGCATTTGTATCTCGTAAAACATAAAGACCTGCCCTAATGTGGTATTTTTTAGGTTCGTTGCTCATAGTGTTGGTTTAATATTTGTTAATTCATTATACATCAATTCTAATAATTTTTCTTTTCCAGTAATTGAAAAATTTTTAATTGCAGAATTAGTTAATTCTATTGGTTTGAAATGAACTGTATAATAAAACTTTTTATTAGTTATTGGGATTGTTATATATATAGAATATGTTATTCTACTAAGCAAAGGTTCAAGTTTTGATATGTGGTGATTAGTTCCATCTTCTTCAGTCCATTGTTTATTTTGTAGTTCAATCCATTCTACTGATGGAATATGCTGTTTAATATGTTCGTTGCTCATAGTCCTTTAACGGAATATATGAATTGTTTTCCTACCTTGTGGGCTTGCCAAACCTTCCAGTCGTTACCTTGAACGAACCCATAAAGCCAGCCAGAACCCCATTTGGAGGTTGCTAGTCGGTTCTTGGCGTAGCCCATATCCTCTTTACGGCATAGGCATCCACCAGAGAAACCAACAGCCCCTCCGTGTCGTCTTGCGTTAACTTGTTGGATTGAGTGCAGGTGTCCCATAATCAAAGCACCACCCTGTTCTGCGTAATGAATAGCGTGTTCTTCAACAGCACGAACTCCACAGGTATATCCGTGTACAAACTTTATCTTACCTAATGTATGTACTCCTAGGTCTGCGTGCCAAGGGTATATTTTTTTACACCCATTAGCCTTAAGGTGGTTATAAATGCTTTCCTGTAAATCAATGCAATAATCTCTAAGCATACCATTTGTTGACTCCTCAATGATTTGATTAAGTCTGTCATCGTGGTTTCCGTTAAGAAAGATGCTAGGCTTTGCACGAGATATGAAATTTTTCCCCTGTTTAATGTCTTCAACTAAAGACTCGCTTTCTTCTTTCTTGCCAGCACCCCTGCGGATAGAGCGAAAGTCAAATGCGTCACCAAGCATAATGACTTCATCTGGGTCATATAATTTAAGGAATTTGTAGAACTCATTTGCTACATCTTGGTCTATCATATCTCCGTGGGTATCTCCAACGGCTACGAATTTAATTAGTTTGGACATAAATTATGCAAGTGGGTTTTTAAATTCAGTATCTATGTTAACATATTCAGCACTATGAAGAATTGCTTTAAGATATTGATTTTCAGTATCAAGTTCTGAGTTTTCTTTTTGCAGTTTTTCAATGGCTTTTTCCATAGAAATATTAAGAAGATTAAGTGCGTTGTTTGCACTTGAAAGATTTATGAATTCGTTTCTAATTTTTAAATATCTTTCTTGGTCTAGAAGTTCAATAAAACTTCCGTCATTGAAAGTAATTGCAATTTTAGAAACTATGTTGCTTGTTTTATTTTCGTTCATTTGTAAATGTTACCAATTCTATAAAGTTGGTCAATAGGCAAGAGTATTACAGATGAAGTATTGTTGTCTCCCCCATTGCATATCCTAGCGTTATATTTACTTGGGTTCTTAAACACAAGTCTTAAAAACTCTTTAAGTTCTATAACCCTAAACATAAAGCACATAACAGCCTGTTCCTTTTCTTTAAAGATATGTAGCCAGTAATCGGCTTCAGTAACAGCAACACCAGATGGTTTACCCCTAGACTGATATTCAAACACGGCGTTACCTGTTTCAGCCCAAGTGTCTCGCTCTGTCTTAACCTCTACCTTTGCTTGGTCAGTTCCAAGCCATACAAGCCACTTTTCTCCTTCTTGTCCGTATTGTAAATCTACATCAAACTTATTGTTTTTGTTGTACATAGTACTCTACGATTGGTTTGTATGGATTTCTAAATCTAGACTTTAAGTTTTTAGCAACGCTCTTTAAATGGCTTTTAGGAATTTTAGTTCCAAAGTGAACTTCGTCTAATGTCATTCCAGCGTCTATACAACAACAAACAAGATGCTTAACATATCCGTCTGGTCTTGTTTTTTGTTTTCTCATAATTCTGGTGTTTTAGGTAAATTAATCCAATGAGTAACATTATCAACTGTAAATAATCCGTTGTTTTTATACCAACCATTGTTATGCCAACGAACAATAAATTTGTCTGTTTCCCATACAATCTTATTAAATCCGTTTAACTCGAGTTTCTTATAAACTAAAATCCAAGTTCCATCTTTGGGGGCTGTTTCAATCGGTTTCCATTCTAACCAACTTTTATATATTTTACATTCTTCTCGTAATGCGTTTACAAGTAAAGCATCGTTTCCAAATAAAGAAGACTGAGCAACAGAACCGTCCTTAAACTCTATTGTTACTTTTTTAACTTGTTCAAATGCGTTGTTCATTTTACTGGCGGTTTAGATAGTTCTTTTGCTTCAAGCCATTTTTGAAGAACATCTTTTTCCCATTTTGGAAGCCAGTTGTCATTGTAATCTTTGTCGTCAATTATATTAACTAGTGCGTCACCAGCAGAATGAAGGTTATAGATTTGTCTATTTAAATCCATAATCCTTTTGTTAAGTCTAACAATTTCTTCTTTTAATAAAGACTTATCTGTTTGTAGTTTTAAGAAAGAACACACAGCGTCTTTGTTAAGTTCTGTTTCTTTTATCTCTCTGCTTTCCCAGTTATAATAAGACATAGTATTAGATTATTTCGTATCCTTCGTCCTCTAGTGGTGTTTTAAGAATACTAGTCCAAGATAAAACATTTCCATCTTTATCTGCTTTTAAGACTGTGATTTCTTTTTTGTATAAATTATCTATCACATATTTGTTTTTCTTAAATGGAGGACTTAATTCCAAAAGAACAGACTCTCCGTTTAACTCTTTAAGTTTTTTCCAAACAGATTGCTTATCAACAATCACAGCAATTTTTTTAATTTGTTTTTTCTTTTTCATTATAGTTTTCTGGCTCTAGCCCATTGGTCGGTTAATCCGTAGTTTTTATCTCCTAAAGCAATTACCATTTTGTCTCCAATATGTTCATACTCTTTGATTTTGGTTTTAGCGTTAGCGAGTTCCTCCATAATCTTAGAAGGTAAAGGACACTTTAATCGTTCAAGCAACTCTTTAGGAGAAATGCAAAGCGTTAAAGCACCAGCCCTAAGTGAGTTGGAGCGTAAATCTAAGTCAGTATATTTTTCTTTAGACATTGCTTTTTTTAAAATTTCTTCTGCTTGTATTAGGTCTATTGTTATAAATCTTTGTGATGGATTTCTTTTAGCCCTAGTAAAAGAACTTTTAAGATAAGTATATCCATCTAATTTGCTATCAAAGATTTTTCTATTTTTCTGAGGTTTCATCAAAAAGTTTAATAATGTCTAATTTATTTATACGCTTCATCTTGCCGTTGATGATGGGATTATAATAAATCTGATTATGAATTTTTAATGGTTTTAAAATGCGAGCAATAGTTCCATCAGATAAAATGATGTAGTTACTGTCGTTATAGATTTTATATTTAATAGGATTATTCATAGATTATAAATATTTATTCATTAACCAGTTTGCTAAGTTGTATGTTTGAATAACAATAGTATATTCAAGTATTTTATAAAAATACGCTTTGTATGTAGGGTTTACCATAGATTAAAAAGGAACATTATCTTCTGGTTGTTCTTCCGTTACATCTGATACAGTAGGAACTTCTTTTTCGTTTGCTTCAGCCCATAAGCGTTGTGCCTCTGCCTTTGTAGCAAGGTCACGCTTTGAGATTACTCCAGTATCTCCAAATGGCTTTGGTTGCCAAGCATTAGCCCAGTAGTTAAGGTCAGCACATTTCTTTGTGCGGTCTGGAGAACGAAGTGGAAGGGCTGACAAAGGAGTTCCCTTGGCATCTCCAAATGGAGCAACTACATCTGTGCTTCCCTTGCCTTGTGTAGCCTTTTCTGCGTTAGGGTTGGGAATATATTTAGTGTTTTTTGCGTTTAGATTTGCGTAAGTTTTAGCAGGAGCAGGTGACTCAACACGATTAGTTTCTGCGTCATCGTCCTCAGTTGCAACACCAGCCACAGAAGCCAAAGAATACCTGCGAAGATAAGAATAGATAGACCCAGCGTTTTGACCAGAGATTCCCTTTTCACAAGGAATGAGAGCATCTGAACTAACTGAACCACCTTCATTGTGAATGATGATTGTTCGGACTCCGACTGACTCCAAGTCTCCGATTGGCATTTGTAAAATTCCGAGTCCGTGTTTTGAAAACAATGGCTTGAGGGCTTCAAGGTGTGCTGATAGGGAAGCATATTTATTTTTGTGAAACGGATTAGTCGAGTCCGCAATGATGTCCTTAGTTTCAGCAATAACTTTAATTAAGGATTTGTTCAGTGCTACTTGTTGCTCTGGTGTATTTTGGTTCATAGGATTATTGTTAATAAATAATTGGTTAAGATTGGTGTTCATATTATATGTATGTAAGACAATTTATCTGTTGTCAACTGCTTTTTCTAAAACAATGCGACAAAAATTAGAACGAGTTAGTCCAGTATTTTTTGCATATAATGTTATTGACTTAAGCAACTTAGAAGGCAAGCGGAGTGTAAGCATTTCTTCAGATGTCTTAATGTTTCGTTTTGTAATTAATTTAGTTTTCATATGTTAAAAATTGTAGAGTAATTCAAAGGTATTACTTGTCAAGTGCTAATACCAACAATGTTAAAATAATCTTTAAAGCGTCTAATAAGTGCAACCCCTGTTTCCTTGTCCCTGTTCTCAAATCGCTCAAGTAAAGCCGTTCCATTAAAGTTGGTTGAAATGATTGTAGCCCTGCGAGCGGTTGTTCTCTCATCTATAATAGAAAACAGGTCAGAAGCCATACGAGATGTCAGACGCTCTTTTCCAAAGTCATCAAGTATAAGGAGTTTACATTCAATAAGATTGTCAATCGTCTTTGCGTGATTGCGTTTGTCGAATGACTCCTCAATCATTCCCTCTAGTTTACGCATTGTAAGAAAATTAAAATCAAGTTGCTTGTCGTTCTTTGCTTCCTCTTCCCATAGCCGTCTAACTACCTCCCATACGCCACGAGTCTTGCCTACGCCAGTCTGTCCGTGGAATAGTAACCCGCACTTATCTCCATCTGGCTTCCAGTCTAATGCGTCTTGAACTCTAGAATGTAATCTAGTTTTGTCTGTATCCCTAAAAACAAGTGGCATAGAAGGAGGGAAAGAACTATCCGTATAGCCATTAGACTTTACACGCTCTTTATCCATATGCTCTCTGCAATGATGCCAACGCACCAGTGAACCATCTTGTCGGGCTAATAAAGCCCCCCTCTTACCACAATGACAGGCTATATCGCTCATTAGTAGGTTTGTTCAGATGTTTGCCAGCCAGAACCAGAAACATAAGCACGGATAAACACCATATGTTTTCCTGTTTCGTTTATTTCGTTTACTGAAATAGAATACTGGTCGCACTCATATCGGTATCCATCTTTGAGTTCTCCATTCTCAATTAAGTTTACAGCCAGATTAGAAGCCCACGAGTCAAATCCGAGTCGGTTAATTAAGTTGTTCATTAGTCGTTGTATTCTTCGATTGCTCGCTCAATAATTAAGTTATAGAACTCTTTGTCAATGTCACGAGGTTCGATAGCATAATCCTCTTCAGATGAAATGCTAATGATGTCGATAGTTTCTGGGTCAATCTCTCTTGAGTAATGTTTGAAAACATAGAACTCTCCGCCCCTGTCTCCGTTGTATGAGTCGTCAACTGAGCGTTCGTCATAGTCAACTCCTACGACATAGCATACTCCTTTGTAATCTATGGTTAATTCCATATCTGGTGATTTATATTTTTTAGAACTCATTGTGGTCTTTTGCGGTTAGTGGTTGTTTTTGGTTTTGATTAGAAAAGTTTCTAGGCTCGAATAGTCCTGTCCATCCGTTTGTAATACTTGCCTCAATAGAGTCAATAGATTTTTTCTCGCCCCATAAAATAAATTGTTTCCATTGAAAATCAACTGAGGTTGGTTTAAGGGGCTTCTTAATCTCCTTACGATAGTCAACCCACTTGAACCAAGCGTCCTCAAATGCCTTAGAGGAAAATGGTAAAGAACCTACAACTGGAGCGGAGTTCCTTGTATCTTTATCTACTTTATTATCTTCTTTATTATATGTAGGCAATTTTTTGCCACCCCCCGTGGCAATTTTTTGCCTAGGGGTAGGCAATTTTTTGCCACCCCCCTGCACGACTAAAGCGTCTAGAAGTGCTACTTTTTCGACAGTACGAATGATGCGTCTTCCGTCCTGTTCTAGTCGGACTATCAGTTTTAGGTCATCTAACTCCCGCAACAGGTTGCGGATTTGACGCTCTGCTAGCCCCAAGGAGCGAGCCAGATAGCCGTTTGAGGCATAACATCCGTCCTCATTATCAAGTGAGTCTATAATGCCATATACGAACTTGGCTGTAGGTGAAAGCGTTTCGATTTGGAAAACCTCTTTAGGTATCCACACGCCTGTAAAATTAGGGTTGTTCATAAAGTAATCTCGACTGGGTTTTCAGAATAGGCAGGGTAGTTACCTGTCTCTTGGCAAACCTTAAAGCGTTTGATAGAGTCCTCCCAATAGTTCATAGAATATAAAAGTGTATTAGGATTTAACTTATACACCCCGACAGCAAATGGAGGCTCTTTCTCGACAGCAATAAAGTAAAAAGCATTAACAGGCTTACCAGCATTTGATAACAGCCAAGTGTATTGTGCTACCTGTAAATCGTATTTTCTGTCAAAGATTGCTTTGCGGAAGCCAGAAGGAGATGCGTCTTCTGCAGTTTTTAGGTCAATCACAATACCCTCTTTTTCATTATATCCGTCAATCAACCCTTTTACCCTAACTCCATTTATAGTTCCAAAAACAGCAAACTCTTTGTGTGTTAAAGATTGAATAAGACTACCAGCAAACTCGTGTGCCATAACTGAGTCAGCCATACTTATAATTTTGTCGTGTTCTTCGCTATCCAAAATAATTTTGCCAGCATTTTCTAATGCAAATTGCTCATTGTAAGCACGACCCTCTTTAGACCTTCCATCTATCTTTTTCTTAACAGCGTAATGGTCGCTTGGCTCATCTGCCAACATATTAGCGTGAAAAGCCGTACCGAACTGCATTGCCTTGGTAGGCTCTTTTGTTCTTTCAGTTGACGCTAGATAGTGTGCTGGTGAAACTAAGAACTCCTTGAGAGACGATTGCGAAAGACCTGTTGCCTTTCGGTAGTCAGCCTCAGAAATGTTAGTAATGATTGCTGGGTCAGTTCCTGTAGTGGTTGTGTCCATTGCACAACCTTACAATCGTATTACAATCAGTCAATCCTTTTTCTTCGTTCCCTTGCTTTTTTATTTCTGGCTATACGCTTTTCATCTGGGGTTCGATGGCTCGGATGAATCTCCTGTCTAGGATTTTTAGCGTGGTATTCCCAGTAATCTAAAATAGACTTGACAAATGATGTTTCAGTCCCCTTTCGCTTGCCCCTTCTGGCAAGATTAAAAATACGCCCCTCTAGCCCATTGCAATTAGCACATAACACTGAACGACACCTTCCACTTTCAGCCGAATGGTCGTGGTCTAAGCAAGCCGTTACAGACGATAAATCTATTGAACAAATCCAACATTTCCATCCTTGCTCTTGGGCTAATTTATCCCTAAATGCTGGTATATCTTTAACTTTCAGCCTCATTATACCGCCATATAAAGCGACTTGACAAACCCTGTCAAGAATATAATTTGACAAAATGAAGAAAAAACTTCCAAAGCCATTAGAGTATAAATCATCTGAAGAAAGACTTTCTACTAATCCTTCTTTAAATGTTACTGGTAAAAAAATTGTAAAAGAAAAACGAGACGCTGTTATAAATATGCTAAAAGATGGGCAAGGAGCAGAGGCTGTTTCTGAGGCTACTGGCGTTTCCAAGCCAGCGGTTTTAGCAATTCGCAAAGACGCTGAAGACTCTAAGGGATTTGAGTTAGGGACTTGGAAAAAACAAACCGCTAGCCTGTTATCAAAGATTGCCACAAAAGGCTCTCAGAGGCTTCTGGAAGAGATTGAGAACATCCCTGCTGGTCAGTTACCATTGGCTATAGCCATAATGACGGACAAGGTTATGTCCCTACAGGATGCCCCTACTGTAGTTGTAGAGCATAGGCTTAGGGTCAGCCATAACGACATTAACTCCCTGCTAAC